ACCTTGTTTTATTAGCTCTCTTATGAAAGGGCTTAATGCAGTTGATGAGAGAAAATATAAAATCAATATTATCAAAGAAATTCTTGATAAGGCTTTTTCTGAATATGTTAATGTTTCTAAAAAAAAGTTAATTGCAGTTATGGCTATCGACCAGGGGATGGCTGAAACTAAAGTTATAGAATATCTAAAAATTCTCAAAGAAGTTATGAATTTTCAGGAAGAAGGAGATAAAATTTTTAAAACAATAGAACATGAACAAAAAGATATATCAGAGGGGAGCACGGAAGGAATACAAACTAATCTATGATTTAAGAAAAGAAGGTTTTGATATTGCTCAAAGAACTGCTGGCAGCCATTCACCTATCGATATTCTTGCAATAAAAATAAAAGATAAGTGGATTAAGCTAATTCAAAGCAAAAGAACTCTAAACGAAAATATGGGATTTACAGATGAAGAGCTGAAAAAAAAAATAGAAGCTGAAAATTCTGAGCTTAATGGAACTTATAGAGTTGAGTTTGAAGTAAAATGAATTACGATTTAAACCGCCCTTGGCTTTCTCTTGATCCTTGGCAGAAAGAATATATAGCCACTCCACCAGAAATAGATTGTTTTGTGTTAGTGCCGAGGCAAATCGGCGGAAAAACAACGGCCATGAGCATAAAAGCTGTTGAGCTGTGTGTCAAGCATTACAAAGAGGGAGAGATTGTTCTTATAAACAGCCTAACAGAAAAACAAGCGATGTTGATGTTAAAAAAGGCTCAAATCTATGCAGAGATAAAATATCCTAAATTAATTTGCAGGGATAAGGAAAACAAGCCAACAATGCACAGGCTCTTATTCAAAGATGGAAAATTAAACAAAGGGATTTTATGTTATGCAGCAGGAGAAGAAGGAGATTCTACAAGAGGATTTACAATTAAAAAATTAATGGTTGATGAATGCAGCAGAATGAAAGAACTTTATTTTGTTGCTGCGCTTCCAACATTAAGTATGACTCATGGAAGCATGGACATTTCTTCAACTCCATTTGGAAAGAAAGACAAAGAGGGAAATGAAAAGTTTTTTTATAAATGTTACAAAGATGATTCTTTTAAAAAATTCTTAATTAAGATTGAAGACTGCCCAAGAAGAGATATGGAGCAAATTGAGAAAATGCGCAAGAGAATGACTGAAAATCAATTCAAACAGGAATTTTTGGCAATGTTCATTGATGAATTATATCAGTTTTTTTCTGATGAATGGATAGAAGAGGTTTGCTGCCTGAAAAGAGAAGGAAAAATTAATACAGGCGGAAAAAATTATCTTGGTGTGGATGTTGGGGGTTTTGGAAAAGATGTGAGTGCGTATGTAGATGTTGAAAGGCTAATTAATAAAAAAATAGAGCAGAGAGAAGGGTTAAAAGAGCCACACAACAAAACAACAGAAACATCAAATAAAGTTATTGAATTAGATGACAAATTCAAAAATAAAAAAATTGGCGTCGATGATTGTGGAATTGGATTTGGAGTATTTTGTGAGTTATTAGATAATCCAAAAACAAAAAGAAAAACTATTGCTCTGAACAATGCATCAAGAGATAAAGAGAGAGACGTTGAAACAGGAGATTTCACAACTAAGAAATTATTAAAGGAAGAAATGTATGTAAATCTAAAAATGCTCGGAGAACAAAAAAGATTAAAACTTTTTAATGACGATGAACTAAGGGCAAGTTTAGCATCGATTCAGTATGAAGGAGATAAGATTTTCGGCACAGATTCTCACTATACAGAAGCAGCAATGAGGGCTTGTTGGCTTGCTGAAAAAGACAAAAGTTTAAATATCTTCTGTCATTCTTTTTAACATGGTATTCGCACATGTTTTAGTAACTCTTGCAGAATGCACAGCAATGGCAGGCGAACTTGTAGATGCAACTGGCTATGTAGAAGCAAATCAGCAGCCATGGGCTAATCAGGCAAGTGCTTTCTTATGTGCATTATGCGAATATGATTTTGTTACAAATGTCGCAACTCTTGAAGCTCAAACAAAAGCAATTCTCGCAGAATATATTGCGAGGTATGTAGGCATGAGCGCTATTGCTTACAATATGGCAACTGTAGGGGCAACTTTCACATCGCTGATAGAACCCGAGGATATGATCCAACTCCATGTTTATAGATTAGAAAAAATAGAAGAATTGCTAAGAAAGAAAACAATAGTAGATTTTATAAAATAAGATGGCGCTTGATTTAATTCCGGGAAAAAAGATTTTTACGCAAAGAGATGTCAGGGAAACTCCAGCAGCAACAGCAACAGCGACAGCAGTGGGATTAACAGGATGCGATTATGTAACTGTTAGTTTAAATGCAGACTTAACAAATGAAAGAGTCTTAACAGCAGGCGAAGGAATAGATTTAAATGATGGGGGAGCAAACACAACGATTACTATAGTTGGAGAAGATGCAACTTCTGCAAATAAAGGAATAGCAAGTTTTTCGGCGACAGACTTCACAGTAACAGCGGGAGCAGTAACATTAGCAAATAAAACTTCTTATTATAGTGTATCAGCAACAGAATTTCAGACAACATTCCCAGATATTGATGACATTGAGAGAGCAGATGTTACAGGATATGGTGAAGATTATATAAATGTAACAGCTGGAACAAGATATTTTTCTGTTGGGATCCATTTACCACATGGGGCAGTTGTAACTTCATGCATTGTTTATGGAAGTGATGGAACTGATACTTGGGAATTAACTGGAACATTAAACACTGACAGCAATGAGCAGATAGGCATAGCAAATTCAACTATGGGAACAGCAGACAGCACAATAACAAATGCAACAATAAATAATAATAATTATCATTATACAATTTCTACGGGAGCAGTAGCAACAGGAAGCTCAATAAAAGGAGCGAAAATAACTTACACAACAGATTACGATTAAGAAAACATTTAAATACTTAATTCTGCATAGTTTTGCATGGCAACTCTAAGAACAGGGCAAACAACAGATATGTCAAGCCAGTCTTATTCTGACTCAACTTTAAAAGTCGCAGATGATTTTTTTTCTATAGAGCCAAAAGACACAGACAGCCCAAAAGACAAAGAAAATTCTTATACTCCTGACTGGAAAAAATATCATGGGCAATACAGGGAAATACCGGAACTCCGCGCGGTTATTGATAAATTAGCGAGCTGGACTTTTGGAAGAGGAATAATCGCAGATGAAGCAAACAAGAAAAAACTAAGCAAAATAAAAGGTTTTGGAAAAGATAGCCCAAGAAGTGTTCTAAAAAATCAGTGGAGAACTGCCTTAATTTGTGGCGATAGTTTTGGGGAAATAATAAAAGACAATCAAGGAAGAACGACAAACCTAAAGCCTCTAAATCCAGGAACAATAAAAACCATAACTTCGCAAAGCGGAATAATCAAAAGATACGAGCAGTGGATAAATGGAACACAAATAGGCGAGCCTTTTGAGCCAGATGCTATTTATCACCTTAGCCATGAAAGAATAGCAGATGAAGGGCATGGTATTCCCTTCCCAGAAGCTCTAGAAAAACTACTCGAAGCAAGAGGAGAAGCCCTCGAAGATTTAAGAATTTTGTATCATAGAAATATCAAACCAATTCAATTTTTTGAGGTTGAAACTTCAGACCAAACAAAATTAAATGAAGTTGAGGCAACAATCAATAAGGCTTATAAAAAATCTGAAAATGTTGTAATTCCCACAGGAGTTATAAAAGAAATAAAGCACAGCTCGACAGCACAATATTCGACATTAGACAGCTTGCCTTATGTAAAATTCTTAGTAAGGCAATTCATAACAGCATGCGGAATGCCTGAAGTTGTCATGGGCTGGGGAGCAGAAACAACAGAAGCAGCATCTAAAATAATTATTGTTGCATATGAACAGGAAATATGGGATATGAAACTTTATAATGAAGATCAGGCAAAAGCGCAGTTAGGAATAGAGTTTGAAATTGAGCCTGCTCCATCAATCATGGATGAGCTACAAAAAGACAATCAGAAAGACAAAGGGCAAGTTAAAGAATTAAATGTTAATCCAAAAAAAGATGGTTAAAAAGATTGACTGGCGAATTATAGTCGCAGGGCTGGTTTGCTTAACAGCAATAGAAATTTATGCTTTATCGAAAGGAATTGACGGCAAACTTTTAGCAACTATAGTGGGAATTATCGGGCTTACAATAGGCATAACAATGCCACAATTAAAGACAAAATGATAATCTTAAGTAAATTTTTGAAGAAAACATGGAAGAAAATAAAAAAGCTAATGAAGAAGAAACCTTAAAAGTAGAGGAGCAATCCACTTTAGAAGAGGGAAAAAAAGAAGAAGACGAAAAAGCAGAATTGACATTGATAGAAAAAGCAAATCAAGCGGCAGAAAGATTAGAAAAAGCAAATAAAGAAAGTCTAGAAATTGCAAAAAGAAACGAAAGAATGCTGGCAGAAATGAGATTACAAGGTAGAAGTTTTGCAGGGCAAGCTGAAAAAATAGAAAGCGAAGACGAGAAATGGAGAAGAGAAGCAAAAGAAAGATACAAAGGCACAGGATTAGACCCAACATGAAAGTTGAATTAACTAAAGAAGATTGGGATGAGGCAAAGAAAAGCACAGAATCTTTAATAAAAAATTCAATGGCGCAGCTAGTGATTTACAAAGGACAACTAAAGACAGCAGAAAGAGAATTAAGGAAGATAGAAAAGAAGAGCAAAAAGTTAGCAAAGTATATAGGTTGAACTCGGTCGCCTAAAAAATCAGAGATTTTTTTATCGGCTCGGTCGTCCAATCGAAAATCTATGAGATTTTCGGCTAACCGAATAAGTAGAAAGATTTAAATAGTTGCTCTTTTTAGAATTAGTATGGCAAATGAAGCAACTTGTATAGTAAAACCGAATGTTATAAGGAGCAGAACAATAGCCGACAATGTTGCAATTCCCAAAGGAACAGTCCTTTATTTTTCTGCAGATCCAAACACTGCTGCTGCAAGTTCAGCCGCAGATCAATCTTTCGCAGGAATTACAATAGAAGAAAAAACAGCTAACGACGGAATTATCACAATAGGAGCGGCGATGGATGGAGTTTGGGATATATACGCAACAGCCGCAACGAATGTTTTAGGTGAAGCAGTAGCAATCGGTGGGGCAAATCTTATAGTCAGTGCAGACGCAGCAGATTTTTTAAATGGTGCATTTATCGGATATTTGCAAGAAACACAGGATGCAAGCGAACAATGCAGAGTTGAACTAAGAGGTTATTAAAATGGCAGATACATTCTCAGAAGCAGATAATAGAAAGCAAACATGGGAAAGAGACATTAAAGGATTTGCGAAAAAAAGATATGTTATGAAAGAACTTGTTATGCAAGTATCAGGAAAAGCATGGAATAATTCTTTTTATCAAAAAACTGCAATATCATTAACAGGCGGAACAGGAAGCGCAGTAGAAGGAATACCAAGAGGCGCTGATTTTCCATTTCTTGAAAGAGGCACAACTTTAAAAAATGCAATAATATTGCAACATGGCGGAGAAGGAGTAATTTATTGGCAAGATATTTTAACATCTAACAACGCTGTTGAAGCTGAAACTATGTCAGATATTGTTGATGCTGTTGTTTATTCTGTCGATAATAAAATCTATAATACTTTATCTGAAAATAACACACCTTCTACAATTAACACGGTAGCTATTACCGCGGGTTATGAATGGGATTCGGCAACAATTCAAAACCGGGATCCGTCTTTTGACATAGCTAGAGCTGCAGAAGCTATAAACACCGACAGATATCCTTTCTATAGTTCAGGAAGAGGATTTATAGCAATGAATGAAGCAACATTTACATATCTAATAACAAACACAAAAGTTTTGAATCATCCAACTTTCAAATTATCAGAGGGAAATATACAAAACGGATTAGTGGCATCATTTCTCACTGCAAAAGTTTATGTTACCACTGTGATAACAAATGATAAAGTTTTAGTGGGAATCGCAAAGACTTGCGGAACATGGGTAGAAACTCAACCTTTAACCGTAGATGTTATAATCGACCCTCAAAAAAAATATCTTATTAGAGCTTCTGAAATCGGCGTATGCCAATTAACAAACCCTGAAAGTTTATGCTTACTGACAAATGTGAGGGCTTAAAAATGGCTGCAGAAACTAATGTTATCAATGCATTAAAAGCTTTAGTTCTTCCAAAATATACAACCGCAGTAATAGATACTCTTGTTGCTGAAGTTGGAAGCATTGTTTATGACACAACTAAAAATAAAATTTCTATCTGCATAACTGCGGCAGCAGGTGCGGCATCTTGGGAAGATGTAACTTCTGCTTAAAATGGCTCTCGGAGACCTTACCGTCACTATTGTTGGAACTTATGCAACTTTAACCCTCGCTGTTGCTGCGATGGACGCAGGAAATGATGCACTTGTTACAGACCATCATGATTTAGTCATTGAGCCCGGAATTGGAATAAACAGATATGTTGTTATAAAATACGCAAGGGCAGCAGCATAAAGACAAAGTTTATAAAGTTTGGATTCTTAATATTTTTATGAAATCAGTTAAGAAACAATTAGAGCAAAAGCCATTTAAAGAAGCTGAAATACATAAAAGCGCAGGGATTCTTGATGATTTTTCTATAAGGAAAGCAACATATGTAAGAGAAGCAGAAATCTCAAGCTTAAACAAATCTCAAAGGCCTTTAATTATTCACGGGCAAACTTCTATAGCAAGCATTTATGGAGAGTTGAAACCGACGGAAGATAATTATTTTGATATTGGAGATGCAAGTTATGTATGGAACAATGCCTTTATTTCTAATGTATACACTGCGGCGATTGAAGTCAGTGGGGACCACACAACAGGAGACACTATATATGTGCCTAACTTTATCCACGGAACTGATGCAACCCCGCCAACTGCTTCTAATTTTCCAATAGGAACAATCTATATTCAGTACACAGCTTAAAAATGGCGCTTGTAAAAGGTACTTCATGCGGGTTTGTAATAGCTCAGCCAACTGCCAACCCAAATGGAACTGACAACACATTCGATACATTCGCAAGATATCTAAGAGATATTGCACCTGCTGGAGCTACAAAAATTACAGAAATCGGCTGGTGGTGTGAAAACATATCGGAAGAAAGTAATTTTGAAGTAGGTTTATATGACCATAACAGCGGAAGCAACAAGCCAAACAATTTAATTCAAGTTGAAAGAACAAACGCAAAAGGAACTGCTGCGGGCTGGATACGAGTAAGTGTTGATTGGACTATAACCGGCGGGACAACTTACTGGCTTGCTGTCCAATTAAATGATACAGCAACAACAACAAATTCAAACTATACATCATCTGCGGGAGATTATTGTTATAGAAATGACCCAGCTACAACCTTGCCAAATCCTCAAACAGGGGGAACAAGAACTGAAATTCTATATGCAATTTATGCGGTTTATACATCAGGCTTAAATTTTCAGATTAACATCGGAGATGTATGGAAATCTGTTGCAGGAATGCAAATTAACATGGGGACTGGAACATCAATAAGTTATGAAACTGGCGACGATAACGAAGGAAATAATATTGGCGGAGCTACAAAATGGGGAGCTCAAACTTTCACAACAATAGACTCTTTTGAAATTGCAAAAATAAAAGTGAAATTATCAAGAGATGGAAGCCCCGGAACAATTACAGCGTCGATAAAAGCTGTAGATGGAAGCGGGCATCCAACAGGAGCAGACTTAACATCAGGAACTTCTGATGGAGATAGCCTAACAGATGATCCTGCTGGAGAATGGAGACAAATAAATTTAACTCCATACACTTTACTAGCAACAACTAAATATGCAATAGTTTTAAAATGTTTAGATGGAACAGAGGGATTTTATCAGATATGGTGGCGTGGAGATTGGACAAGCCCAACATATTCAGATGGAAATTTAGAGGCAACAAACGACGGGGGAAGTTCTTGGGATTCATACCCTCAATATGAACAGATGTTTGTAGCAAAAGAATTTACTGCTTGGAAAACAATAGTAGGAGCAAAAATAAATATTGGTGATGCATGGAAAACTATTTTTTAAAAATGAATAATGAAATGTCTGAATTAGAAAAGATTACAAGAAAATGTGAAAGCTTAATTATCTGTGATGTTCCTAAAAAAGATTGTGAGATAAGGGGAGATTATTGGAAATGCTACATGGGAAATTATACGAAATGCCCTGTATATTTAAAGTATATACTGCATCACAATAAAGTTTAAATAGGGTAGTAACTTAGAGTAACTATGGCAAAAGAATTTAATTCAATTAGCAGAAGAGCAAGGAAATTTAGAAAGAATAGAAACTGAAAAAGAAATCAGGTTTAAAGGAAAGGTTATAATATGACATACGAATTTAAACAATGCGTTATAAGAATTAAGTGGAATACTTTTCAGAGAATTAAGGCTTGTTTCCCGCCCATCTATAACGAGAGTGTATCACATTATTTTGAAAGGCTGGTTAAATGGCTTGAGAAGCATGGGATAAAATGAAAACTGAAAAAGAATTAAAGAATTATTATTGTGATGTCCTTGAAGAAATGGAAAGAGAAAAAGAGATTTTGAAAATAATTGATGAATGGTGGGAAAAAACTATGCAAATCTCAATTACTTCAACAAGATTAGAAGAACTAAAATCCAAAATCAAAGGAGAAAAATGAAAACTAAAGAAGAAAATGGGAACTTATAATTATTCAGAAGAAATGTTAATTGAAGAACTTAAAGAGTTTTTAGATGAACTTGAAGGAGATTTTAACAAAAAAGATTTAAAAGATGCTTTAAAATTTATGGAAAATTATGCTCCAACAAGTGATAGTTCTTCTTTTTATGAAAATAGATGGCATAGATTATTAGAACATAAATTAAAGGAACGAGTAAAACTACAATGAAAACTGAAAAAGAATTAATAAAAGAAATTGAAGAACAAGGAGTAATGCTTCAAACTTACTTAGCAAGTGATATGGATATTGACAAAATGGATTACGATGAAGTTATTAATTATGCTATTGCTGATGTAAATGACCAGAATATATTTTTAGGACATTGGAAAGATTATGCTTTTTTAAGAGGACAATTGGAAGGTATCCAATCAGAAAGAGCAAGAATAAAAGAGAAAATTAAGAGATTAAGAGAACCTTTAGCAGATTTAGAACATCAACAATGGGTTCACCTTATTGATTTTCTTATGGAATATAACAATTCAGAAGGGAATATTATGGATAAACTTAATTCTTATGAAGAAAGAGGATTATTAACAGAATATACATATTTGACAGAAAAAGATAAAGAAAAAGATAGAGTTTGGGCAGATAAAGTAATTAAAGAGCTTTTAAAAGTTTTAAAGGAAAAATGAAAACTGAAAAAGAATTTAATTTAAGCGAGAAAAGAAAAGAATTAATGTTCGGATTAACTAAAGAATTTATTAAGAAGAATATTAAATGTCAAGAATTAGGATATATATTTTCAATGATTTCAATTCAAGATAAAGAATTTATAAGATTATTGAAATAGAGCAAAACAGAAACAGAAATTAACATGGCAATAATCAAGCTAGCAGAAGAAAAGCTGAAAGAAATGAGGAAAGGAAGAGGAAAATATATAGGATAATCATAGATTAATTGATTGTAAGGGGGTTGAGAAACGAAACGAAAATGAAAGAACAAAACATAGAAATACAGGATTTTGAAGATAAGAAATCACAGGGTGGAAGAAGATACACAAGGTTTAAGACTTCTGATGGCTGGATGTCCGCATTTGATAAAGATGTAATTGACAAGCTAAAAGAGAACGAAGGGAAATTTGTAAGCGTTGAGGTGGCTGTTGATGAAGAAAAGGGATTCAAAAACATAAGGGCATTTCATGGAGTCGCAAAAGGCGAAAGAGATTTACAGGATAAAGCAGAAGAAATTGATGAAGGAAAAATTGAAGTTATAAAAATAAGGGATGAATTTCCAAAGTCTATGAAAGTTAGTTATGCAAAAGACTGCTTTTGCGCGATAGTAACAAGAATCTCACAAGCCAAGTTTGACGAGATGAAAAAAGAGGATGTTACTGCATTAATGGATTTAGCCATAGAAGTTGTAAAGAAAGCTGCAACTTCTTTCTAAGAGTTCTATATGATGACGGGAGTGAGCTCACAGCTCTCTAACTCAATGTGGGTACCCAAATGCTGTATAGTTTAGCGGCAGAATACTGGCCCCATAAGCCAGAGAGGGCAGTTCAACTCTGCTTATAGCAACACTTTCGCCAAGCAAGAGCAAGCCAAGGCCAAGCAGGCGAAAGGATTAAATAGCCAAAAGCCTTAGTTTGCACGGCAAACTAAAGTTGAGCCTAATTCTCCCGCCCAGCTCACAGCCTAAGCCTCCAGCCCTTTCTGGCGAAAGCGGGAGGCTTGGGTGAGGGGCTGGCTTATTCTATGTGGGGGGCTTGCTGCCCCCCAGCAGCCTCCAGCTGCTTGCCCCCTGCTTGTAACTAAGCCCCAGCTCTTGCTTGCAGCAAGGGGGGCTTCCTAAATAGGCAAGCCTGCAGGCTTGCTTTATTAAAAGCCCAGCTCTTTGTTTTGTCCCAAAACAAAGGGGGCTTTTATGCAAAGCCCGTCGGGCTTTGCATACGAAAAGCAAGGCTAAACAAAAGCTCGGCTTTTGTTTGCATAATTGTTTTGCGTAACAATAATGCCTCCTTGCTTTTGCTTCAGGCAAACTCATAAGCAACAAAGCCTACGGCTTTGCTAAAGGGTATGCTTTCAGCATAACTTGCTTATCAATTTGCCCTCGGCAAATAGGCGAGCCTGCTGGCTCGCTTAATTAAAAGCCCAGCTCTGATTTTTCTTCCAGAAAAATCGAGGGGCTTTTAGGCTCAGCCCAACCAAGCTTATAGCCATGAGTTCGCTATGCTCACTTGGGCTTCACCTAAACAAGAGGCTCGCTTACAGGCTCGCTTATACTATGCCTCGCCTTCGCTATGCTCGGCTCGGCTTCAACACAAATAACAAAGATAACAACAAAGTATATACAATATATACTACCCATCACAATCATTAAAGAACAACAAAGATAAGAGAACAACAACATAGCGAACTCTAAACATTAATAAATAAATAAGTATCTAGGATCCCACAGAAATTTTTAGAAAAAAAAAACAAAACATTTATAAATAAGAAAAATTATTAATTTATGAGCAAGTGACGCTACGAGGTAGCAAGTTATGCGGTCTGTGTGTTTGCCAATGAGCTGTATGCCTCTGCCTAAAAAAAAGCAAGCAATGGCAAAGCCGTCTACATTAGTGACGGAGCTGCTTTGCTTAGTGCTTTTTGCTTACTTTTGCCTAAAGCCGCTATGCTACTAAGGCTGTCAGAACAGACACACGAAAGATTTATAAACCTTGTTTTATTAGCTCTCTTATGAAAGGGCTTAATGCAGTTGATGAGAGAAAATATAAAATCAATATTATCAAAGAAATTCTTGATAAGGCTTTTTCTGAATATGTTAATGTTTCTAAAAAAAAG